AAAACGTTAGGTTGCTGCAACGCGCATGAGCGCAAAAATGAGCAAGGGGGGAGGGGTTAAGTCCTTGTAAATCAGCGCCGCAACCTCTGATTCGAAGTCACGAGCCCGCGCCGTGAAATTGCGTGCCAAGTTCTCGCGCATCTTGCTTTTGGAAAATGATTTGCGCGGCGTAGTCGAATTTTTGAGATGGCGACTTACGTTTTTCGGCCTCCGTTTTCTTGTCACTTTTTCCCGGGCATTAGGCGTTTGACTTCGCCAAACCCTTGGCCCGAATCAAAGACGCGGCCCGCGTGGTGGAAAGGCTATCACATCACGCTTCGAACGTGAAATTGGGGGTTCGATTCCCTCCGCGGGCACCACCTTTTTTCCCGCGCCATGCCCTCGCCTTCCCCGATCCCTCCGGCCGCGCCTTCCCGCTACACCGAGACCGAGCGCACGCGCCTCCGCATCACGACCGCCGAGCGGCACGACGCCCGCCGCGCTTTGCAACTGCTCGCCGGCTCCGGCATCTCGCTTGTCCAGGCGGCGACCATCGCCCTCGACGGCAAGCGCGCCCTCGAGCGCACGCCCGTGGCGGTCGCGGTCGATCGTTTCCTGCTGAGCCGGACCCGCAAGAAAACCCGCCGGGGCAAACCGATTCGCAACGCGACCCTCGAGTGGTATGAAAATTTCCTCGCCCCCATCGCCCGCGACTTCGGCGACCAACCGATCGACGAGATCACCCGCGGGCGCTTCGCCCGTTGGGTCAACGAGCTCTCCGTGGGCGATGCCTCTCGTGTCTCGATCATCCGCTCCGCCCGCGCCCTCTGGCGTTGGGCCATTGCCGAAGATCCTCCCCTCGTGAGCGCCGACGCCACGCTGGGCCTCGACGCCTTTGCCGTGCGCGGCGCCGAGTCTGAGCGCATGATCCTCACGCCCGCCCACGCGGCCGCGATCCTCGCCGACGCCGGCCCCGGCCGCTCCGCGTGCGCGCTCATGCTTTTTGCCGGCATCCGGCCCGAAGAGATCGCCGGCCGCGACAAGCCTTGGCTCCGCTGGGAGCACATCAACCTCGCCGGCCGCTTCATCCGCATCCCCGCCGAGATTTCCAAAACGGGCAAAACCCGCCTGCTCGAGCATCTCCCCGCCACGCTTTGGCTCTGGCTCACGCCTGGCATCGATGGCGCGCGCCACGTCTCGCCCGTCACCGCCCGCATCCTCCGCGAGCGCGCGGCGCACGCCGCCGGCCTCAGCTCGTGGCCCCACGATTGTTTCCGCCACACCGCCGCGAGCTACCTTATCACCTACACCCGCGACGCCGGCCGCGTCTCCGAGTGGCTGGGGCACGAGGGCCGCCCGACGCTTCTCCATCAAGTTTATCGCGGCCAACTCACCCTCGACCGCACGCAGGTCGACCACGCCATGGCCACCGCCTACCACGCGCTCCGCCCGCCTGAGCTCGCCGCGCCTGGCGCCGCGCTCCTCACCGTGCTCTCCGCCCGCGCCCGTAGTCTCTCCGGCGCTACGGGCTAGTCTTGCCGTCGATTCTCGCCGCCGCCGCGGCCAACCGCTTGGCCATCTCATCGGCCCACGCCACGCTCCGCGGATCTCCGCCGGCCTTTGCGGTTTCGACGGCCGTGCCATAGGAGGAAAAGAAATCGATCCGCACGCCCCACCTTCCGGGCCCTTCGCTCGGCCACCCTCCCGAGATCGTCGCGGCAAAGTGTGCCGGCGCGTCAAGGCTCGATTTTTCCCAGATGTCGCCCACGGGAAGTTTCCCGCTGTTTTCTTCGACGAGCTCTTTCAACATCTTCGCCGATTTCGCGAGATGCACCGCCGCCGAGCGGGCGCGCTCTTTGTCCCGATCCGCGCTCTTCGACCAGGACATCACCCCCCACACCACCGCCGCCGCCGCCAAGATCGCCCCGAAGATCGTGCAAAATAGCTTCATGCCCAACCGCTACCACATCCTTCTCGTTGTGGCGAGCTTAGCCGGGCGCGCGCGTCTATGTTGATATGCCCCGATCTATCATCACCCCCCGAGAGGCCGAGCTTTTGCAACTGATCGGCCTCCTCACCTCCTACATGAGCGCCACCGCGCTTCGTAAAGTCGCCCGCCTATGGCCGCGACACCGGCTCATCGCCCGCCGGTTTTTTTCTTTAACGCAGCGGCGATCGCCTGCGAGCCGAGATCCGCGCCGGTAGCTGCTCCAGTTGAAAACGGCGACGCCGACCCGCTCTCCCTCACATCCCGGGAGATGAGGTTTTCAATATAGTTCGCCAACGAGCGATTTTCCGCGCGTGCCCGCGCGAGCGCCGGCCCCTCGAGATCGGGCGGCAGATTGACCATGACTCGCTTTCTTTTGGTGGGCACGCCGGCGAGTTAAGCCCCGGCCTTTCAATTTTCGCAAAATAATTCTCGACAGCCTTGGCTACACGGTGCAACACCGTGCAACCGATGAAACGCATCATGGTTAACCTCGACCTCCCCACGGCGGAAATTCTGGAAGCCCGCGCCGTGGCCGAGAAACGCTCCGCCTCCAACTACATCGCGCTCCTCGTCGAGCGCGACCTCCGCGCCGCCGGCCTTATCGGCCCCGAGGAAAAGTATCGCTCCGAGCTCCTCGCCCTCGCCGAGGACATCGGCCTCCCCGCGGCGCTCGACACCCTCCGCGCCCGCGCCCGCCGCGCCGCCTGAGTTTTTCCCCCGCACCGCCACCCTCGGCTCTTCCTACCTATGCACACCGCGCCCCCCCTGCCCTCCCTCGGCCACGTCATCCGCGAGCAAAACCGTTGGCTCGCCCGCCGCATCGCCTCCGCCCGCGCCCTGCGCGACTATGCCGCGCTGCCCGCGCTTATCGTCGCCCAGGACATCGCGGCCGACAGCGCCGCCGCCTGCACCGCCGCCTCGGCCCTCGCCTATTCCGCCGAGCAAGACGGCCTCGAGGCGATCCGGCTCTTGGACGACGCCGCCCGCGACGGCTTCAACTCCGCCGATCTCCCGGCGGTGGCACAAGCCGTCCGCCACATCCGGCGCAGCGCCGACGCCGATCACCAGCTCGCCGAAGCCACCACCCTCCCGCCCGCCTGAGCCTTTTGACCATGCGAATCCATCACCCATCCGTCGCCGTCATCAACCTCCTCGCCGTGGCCGCCGCCTCCGAGATCATCGCCAGCCAAGGCGCCCGCCCCTCGGCCATCCGCGCCGCGGAGAAGGCCCTCGACCTTTCGCCCCGCGCGCTCACCCCGGCCGAGCGCGACCGCATCATCGCTGCCCAGGCCAAGCGCGATCGCAAAGCCGCCCGTCGTGCCACGACCCCATGATCTCCCCCGACCTCATCCTTTGGCTCTCCGGCCTGCTCGCCGGCCTTGGCCTCGCCCTGCTCCCCGCCGCCTTCCGCGCCTTCCGCCGCTCCCCATGAAATACGTCATCCTCCGCCACCGCACCTACGGCACCCTCGACCCGGTCCTCGGCATGACGCCTTTTAGTCACGCCCAGCTCGCCGAGGCCTTTGCCCGCACGCACGTCCCGGCCTCGGCCGGTTTCTGCACGATGCTTCCCTCCGGCCGCTGGCAAGTCTCCGGCCGCTCCCACACCCTCGACCTCGGCCCCGCCGAGGGCGACGCCCTCCTGCTGGAAGTCCTCGCCCGAGGCACCCTCACGCTCGACCCCGAGCTCAACCGCCGCTCCGCCGCCTAGCCCATGGCCTCGCTCGATCCCATCACCGTCACGGTCGACCTCGCCCAGCGCGACCAGTTGCTCGCCCTCATCCGCGAGGCCGTCGCCCGGCCCACGCTCACCGACCGGATCCTCACCACCACCGAGGCCATCGCCTACACCAAGCACGAGAGCGACTCGGCCTTTTACCGCTGGGCCGGCCGCTGGCGCGTCACCTCCGCGCAAAATGGCCGCTACGCCCGGTCCCAACTCGACGCCGCCCTCGAGCGCGAGACCCAGAAAAAGCGCCCCGCCAAGCCCGCCCCGGCGCGGCCTGCTCCCCTTTCCCAAAAAATCGCCGCCTAACTCATGAAAAAGCCGACGCCCACCGCCGCCGCCTCGCTCGATCTTGTCTCTCAATCTCAGGCCCCCGCTCCAAGTCTTGGCCGCCTCATCCCCTGCCCCGGCCTCGTGCTCGACGTGCGCCGCGGCACGGTCTGGACCGACTCCGCCGGCGCCGAGCATAACCTCGACAACCCGGCCCACCCCACCCTTACCGCCGGCGAGGCCGCCGCCGATCCCCGCCTCCGCCGCCTCGGCATCACCACCGACGACGAGGTCCACGCCCTCCGCCGCTCCGGCGCGCTCTATCCCGTCTGGCAAAAAAACGCCCGCGTCTTCGCGATCTTCGACCTCGCCCTCACCGACTACGCCCGCCGCGCCCTCACCGCCCGCCGCGCCGCCTGATCCGCTTTTCTCTATGACCATTCCCCAACTGCTCGCCCGGCTTGCTCGCCAGCAAGCCCAGATTAGCAAGACCATGCGGCTCATCGCCCGGGCCGACTCCGCCCGCGTCCCCGAGGCCAACGCCGCCGTCCGCCTCATCCAAGAGATCGTCGCCGCCCACTACGGCTTTGCGGTCGCCCAACTGCTCGGCTCCCGCCGCACCGATGATATAGTCCTGCCCAGGCACATGGCCATCGCCCTCGCCGCCGAGCTCTTGCCCCAGCGCACCGCCGCCCTCGCGCGGGCCTTCTGCCGCACGCACGACCTCGTCGCCTTTGCCGTCGCCGCCATCACCTCGCGCCGGGCGCAAAAGCCCACCGTCGAGGCCGATTACCAAGCCCTCCGCGCGCGTTGCATCGCCGCCCTCACCCCCGCCCAGGGGCTCGCCGCATGAAAAGGGCTCTGATCGGTTTTGGCTTTTGGCTGGTCCTCTGCGCCTTTGGCGTGGCCTGGCTGCTCTGCACCGTCGCCGAATTTCTCACCCGCACCCGTTGGCCCCGCCGCCGCCGGCGCGATCTTGCCGATACCTTCGACCCCGTCCGCACCCTTCGCCGATGATTTCCCCCGCCCCCCCTTCCGTGTCTTCCGTGTGTTCCGTGGGCACCCCCTCCGAATCTACGCCCACGCCCACGCCCTTCCCGCCCAACTACGCCCGCCCCGTCTTCACCGCCGCCGAGGCCGGCGAGATTTTCCACAACCGCCCCGCCCGCGCCTGCGAGCTCAAGCGCATCCCCGGCGCCGGCCGGCGCGATTCGGATCTCTGGCCCCGCGCCTATGCCCGGCTCCGCGGCACGCGCACCATTTTCGAGCTCACCCGTGGCACGCTCGCCCGCAACCGAGCGTTCCGCAACCTCGGCCCCCGTTGGGACCTCGAGCACGCCGAGCGCGGCGGCCCCTTTCACGGCGCGCTCTCCCACCCCGAATTTGCCCGGGCCTTCCGCGACTAATTTTTTCCGCCCTTTTCCCCCTTCCCACCTATGAGCGGCGACTGGATCAAAATCGAAATCACGACCCCCGATAAGCCCGAGGTCGTGGCCATGGCGACGCACCTCCGCGTCGATCAAGACGCCGTGGTCGGCAAGCTCCTCCGCCTCTGGGGTTGGGCCAATCTCAACAGCGAAAACGGCGAGGCCCTCCCCATCACCGAGGCCTTCGTCGATCGCCTCACCAATCAACGCCGATTTGCGTCCGCCCTCCGCCACGTCGGGTGGCTCACCGGCACCGATGGCGCCCTCTGCTTCGTCAACTTCGACCGCCACAACGGCAGCTCCGCCAAAGCCCGCGCCATCGCCAACCGGAAAAAATCGGGACAACGCGCCCGCAATTCCGGGACAAATGTCCCCGAGGCAGGGGGACAAATGTCCCCCAAAATGTCCCCCATCACCGGGGGACAAAACCGGGACGAAAGGGGGGGACCAGAGATAGAGGAAGAGATAGAGATACAATCTTCCGCTCGGCCGATCCCGCCGCCTCCGGCGGCGAAGGGTGAGATTTCATCGGCTTCGCCTTCGTCTCCCAAGCCCCCGGCCTACGCCGGCTCCGGCCTCGATATTTTGCTCATGTCGGCCCTGCGCCGCGCCGAGGGCACCGCCGGCACCGAGCTTACGCCCGCCGCCCACCGCGAGCTCCAGCACGCCGCCCGCGAGATCCTCACCGCGTCGCCCACCGTCACCGCCGCCGAGATCGCCGCCGCCGCCATCGCCTACCGCCGCGCCTTTCCCACGGCCACGCTTACCGCCCACGCCCTGGCGAAACATTGGCCCCGCCTGCAACCCGCCGCGACCGCTCTCCGCCCCACGCCCGCCGTCCCGGCCGAGCCCGCCGGTTGGCGTGACTGGATCGCCGAAAACTGCCCCGACAGCCCCTTTGCCCCGGGCGGCGAAAAGTCCGCGCTCGCGTGGCCCGACCTCGACCCCGACCACCGCCGCCACCTGATCCGCCAACTCACCCAACCCGCGGCCGCCGCTTAAATTTTCCCCATGTCCTACGAAAACACCCGATGCCCGTGCCGCGGCCAAAAGCTCCCCGAGACGATGCTTTGCCCCGATTGCGAAACCGCCGTCGCCGGCACCTACGACCGCCGCGAGATGGACAACCCCGCCGCACCCCTCGAGGCCCGCCGCGCCGCCGCCATCCGCATCCTCGCCGTCTCCCGCCGCCGCACTCGCGCCCCTTTTCCGGTTTCCGTGTCTTCCGTGTGTTCCGTGGGCACCTTCTAAAAAAAATGCCCACGCCCCTCGAGCTCATCGCCCTCGCCCGCTCCCGCCACTTCGGCGGCGGCGAGCCCGTGGCCGAGCCCGTGGCGGCCGTCCTCGCCGAGCTCGAGCGCGGCGAGTGGATCATGGCCGGCGCGCTCATCGTGGCCGAGCTCGAGCGCCAGCAAGCCGCCGCCAATCCCCGCCGCCGCCCAGGCTCGTCCGAAAACCCCGAGCCCTTCCCCGTCCGCTACTTTTTCGACCGGTTATGCCGCACCGTGTGCGAGCTCGAGGGCAGCGATCCCACGCGCCTCACCGAGGCCGGCGCGCGCAAGATCCGCCACGCCGTGGCCGCGATCCAGCGGGTCAAGGCCGATCTCCACCCCGAGGATCTCATCGCCGCCGCCGGCGTGTTCAAAAAACTGTTTCCCACGCAGAGCCTCACGGCGCGGCTCCTGGTCGATCACTGGGGCAAGCTCGCCGGCAACCGCGCCGTGGCCGCGGCGGTGAAGCTCGTGGAAGACGAGCCGGCCGGGTGGCGCGAGTGGATCAACGCCAACACCCCCGACGCCCCCTTCGCCGCCGGCAACGCCCGCGCCGGCGCCCAATGGCCCGATCTCGACGCCTCCTATCGCCGCTACCTCACCGAAAAATGCCGCTCGGTCGCATGATTTTTTCTCTATGAAATCCCGCCCCATCCTGTTCTCCGCCCCCATGGTCCGCGCCCTGCTCGCCGGCACCAAGACCCAGACGCGGCGCGTTGCTAAGTTTAACTATGCCGGCCGCCTCGGAAAAGCCGGCAGGCAATGGCACCGCGACGACCCGGCCGCCGTCAACGCCTGCCCCTACGGCCAACCCGGCGACCGGCTTTGGGTGAAAGAAACGCACCGCTTTGGCATCGCGTGGGATAAATCCAAGCCCACCGAGATCCCGACCGTCGCGGCCATCCGCTACGAGGCCGACGGCGTCATCCGAACAACCGGCCAAAAACTAGAAACCGGCAAAGCCCGCCCTTCGCTTTTTATGCGGCAAGCGTTCTCCCGCCTTACACTCGAGATCACCGAGATCCGCGTCGAGCGCCTGCAAGCCATTACCGAGGCCGACGCCCTCGCCGAAGGCGTCACGCCCGCCGTCGTGCCCGGGCATTACAACATCATCGCCGAGAGTTATAATTGCCAAGTCGTCGAAGGCTTTGTCGGCGGCATCCCCAAGCCCGGCGACGAGTGGCAAGGCCAGCACGTCGAGCACGTCCAACACATTCCCGCCAAGCAAGTCGGCACCGCCCGCGATGCCTACCGCGTCCTCTGGGAGCAACTCAACGGCGCCGGCTCGTGGGCGCTCAACCCCTACGTGTGGGTCCTTACCTTCCGCCGCGTCACGCCATGAGCACCACCACCGCCACACCCCCACGCCTAAAACCCGCCACCCCTCCCGCCTGGCATCGGGCCGCGTGCTACGGCCGCCGCGATGCCGGCGACCCCACCGCGATCAACCCCTACGCCTTCGGCTCTCAATGCTGGATCATCTACGAGCAAGCCCGGCGCCCGTCCCCTTCTCCGGCTCCGGCTTCCGTGTCTTCCGTGTGTTCCGTGGGCAACTCCTCCGCCTCCTCCGCCGCCGCCTAAAAAAAATGCCCTACGCGCCCGCCAAGCCCTGCCGCGCCCTCCGTTGCTCCGGCCTCGCCGCGCCTGGCTCGCGCTACTGCGCCGCCCATGCCACCGCCGAGCGCGCCGAGATCGCGGCCACCCGCTCCACGCTCGACGACCGCCGCGGCTCGGCCGCCTCCCGCGGCTACGGCCACCGCTGGGCCGCGCTCTCGCTCGCGATCCGCCGGCAGTTCCCTTTTTCCCTGGGCTACCTCACCCGCGGCCCGGAGTGGTCGCCCCGGCTTGCTCTCGAGTTTCACGGCCTACGCATCGCGGCCCAGTTGCAAAACCGCTCGATCTACTTTCTCGCCCCCGGTCGCCCCGGCGGCGATTTCTTGGCGGCCCATCCGATCTACACCTTGCACCTCGGCCCCGGCGTCACGCCTGAGACGATGCTCATCACCGCCGCCGACCGCGTCGAAGTGTGCGATCACATCATCCCGCACCGCGGCGATCAGAATTTATTCTGGGCCGAGTGGAACCTCCAAGCCCTGAGCAAACGCCAGCACGACACCAAAACCGCCACCGAAGACGGCGGCTTCCGCGGCGCGCACGGCGACACCGTTTCCCAAGCCTCCGGCGCTTCCGTGTCTTCCGTGTGTTCCGTGGGCACCTCCTCCAAGATCCGCGCCGATTTGCGGGCCACTCCTTAAAATGCGCGGCCGCCCCTCCAAACCCACCTCCCTCAAAGCCCTCGAGGGCAACGCCGGCCACCGCTCGCACGACGACCGCGGCGACGAGCCCGCGCCCACGCCTGGCGTCGGCGAGCCCCCGCGCTACCTCCCGCCCGCCGCAAAACGGTGTTGGTTTGAGATCGTGGCGATCATGGAGAAAGTCCCTGGCTGGCTCACCGGCGCCGATCGCGACATCCTCGCCCGCTACTGCGACGCCCGCGCCCGATGGGAGCACGCCGTGGCGACCGTGCCCCGGCTCGAGCGCAAGCTCGACCGCCGCAAGCTCACCGGCGAAGAGCGCGGTTTCACCCTCAACCGCCTCAACCTCCTTACCGGCCAACGCAAGCAAGCGGACAAAGAGATGACCACCCACGGAAATTCCCTCGGCCTCAACCCCGCCGCCCGCACCCGCATCCGGGTTAACCCCGGCCAAGCCGAGCTCCCCCTCGACGGCGAGAATGTTTCCCCCTTCACCCAAGCCCAAAACCTCGCCCGCGGCTAAACCGTGCCCACCCTCCGCCCCAAACCCACCGCCCGCCGCGTGACCAAATCGCCCGCCCGTGCCACGGGCCCCGCCCGTGCTACGGGCCGCCCGGCGGCGCCGCCGCCCAAAGAGCCCCGCGTGCACGCCTACGCCCGCGGCGTCGTGGCCGGCGAGATCCTCGCGGGCCGTTTTGTCCGCATGGCGTGCCAACGCCACCTCGCCGATCTTGCCCGCGCCGGCTTCGACGATCACGGCCGCCCCTTTCCGGCTTCCGTGTGTTCCGTGGGCACCTCTCCGGCTCCCGCCCTCGTGTGGCGTGCCGACAAGGCCGAGGCCTGGCTGATCTTCTTCGAATCGGTCCTACACCTCGAGGAAAACACCCCGTTTATTTTGCACGATTTCCAAGCGTTTATCATCGGCTCCCTCTTTGGTTGGTATCGGGCCGACGGCTTTCGCCGCTTTCGCAACGCCTACGTCGAGATCGGCAAGGGCAACGGCAAGACCCCGCTGGCCGCCGGCATCGGCCTCGGCGGCCTCACCCTCGACCGCGAGACCGCCCCCGAGATTTACTCTGCCGCCGTGTCGAAAGACCAGGCGGCCATCTGCTTCAAGGATGCGAAGATGATGGTCGAGGCCTCGCCCGAGCTTCGCCGCCGCCTGGCGCTGCAAGTCGGATCGATCACCAACGGCGACGGCGTCTTCCGCCCGCTCTCCTCCGAGGCCAACAATCTCGACGGCAAGCGCGTCCATATCGGCATCATCGACGAGCTCCACGCCCACCCCGATGGCACCGTCCAGGCCAAGATCCGCGCCGGCACCAAGCGCCGCCAAAATGCGCTCATCCTCGAAATCACCAACAGCGGCTTTGGCCGCACCTCCGTCTGCCGGCAGCATCACGAGAGCTCGGTCCGCATCCTCGAGGGCACCGCGCAGAATGATGCCTGGTTTGCTTACGTGTGCACGCTCGACCCCTGCCCCGCGTGCCTAGAAAAAGGCCTCGACCAGCCCGATGAGAACTGCCCCGCGTGCGACGATTGGCGCGATCCCGCCGCGTGGAAAAAGGCCAACCCCGGCCTCGATACGATCCTCCCCGCCTCCTACCTCCGCGAGCAGATCGGCACCGCCGCCACCGTCCCCACCGAGGCCAATCTCATCAAACGCCTCAACTTCTGCCTCTGGACCGAGCAATCCGTGCGCTGGATCAACATGGCCAAGTGGACCGCGTGCGGGCGGAGCAACGGCCGATTCGACACCCGCGAAAACCTGCTCGCCGCCCTCCGCACCGCGCCTTGCAAAGCCGCGATCGACGGCGCGAGCGTGGGCGATTTCTTTGCGTTTGTCCTGGAGTTCGACCTCGGCGGCGGTTTCTACGCCACGCTCCCGTTTCTCTTCATCCCCGAGGACAATCTCCCGGCCCGCGTCGATGCGACCGGCATCCGCTTCGACCAATGGCGCGACGAGGGCCATCTATTCACCACCCCCGGCAACATCGTCGACTATGATGCGATCCGCGCCCACATCCTCCGCCTCGGCGCGCTCTACCAAATCAGCGAGATCGCCTTCGACCCTTACAACGTCACCCAGCTCATCACCCAGCTCACCGGCGACGGCTATCAATGCGTCCCCGTGCGCCAAGGTTTTTTGACCCTCAACGCCCCGAGCAAGGCCATAGAAAAACTCGTGCTCACGGAAAAGCTCCTGCACTTCGACCACCCCGTGCTCCGTTGGATGGCGAGCAACTGCGCCGCGAGCGGCGACAGCGCCGGCAACATCAAACCCGACAAAGAAAAATCGTCCGAGAAGATCGACGGCATCGTGGCGCTCATCATGGCGCACGACCGTTTCTTGCGCGCCGCCCCGCCCGAAAACAGCGGCGACGCCGGCGCGATCTTCTGAGGAGTGGCTTTTTCTCCGGTCCCCTTTCCGTGTGTTCCGTGTATTCCGTGGGCACCTCTCCGGCCTCCGCGCCCAAAAGTTTCCCCGAGTTTCCCCGAGTTTCCCTGAGTTGCGGTTTCGGTCTTGCCCCACCCGCCCCGCGCCGCGCGTTGCTTGTCCGCCATAGGAAGCAAGCCAACCATGCCGCGCGCCACATCACAAAACACCGACGGGCAATTTGGGGAAATTGCCCCCGGCGATGTGGCGCGCGCATCAGCTCCCGGCCTCTTCGCCCGCGCCCGCTCCGCCCTCGCCGCCGCCACCCGCGAGCTCCGCGGCGTCTCCGTCTCCACCGGCTCCCTCTCCGATCCCACTTCGGATCTGCTCGGCGCGCTCGGCCTCTCCACCCGCTCCGGCGCCCAGATCACGGAAGACACCGCCTTCAACGTCGCGACCGTCTCGGCCTGCATCAACATCCTCGCGCAGTCCATCGCGATGATCCCGCTCAAGGTTTATCGCAAAACCCCGACCGGCGCCGACGAGGCCATCGATCACCCGCTCTCGGCCCTGCTCAAGCGCAAGCCCTGCGCCGCGCAAACCTCCTACCAATGGCGCGCGTGGAAGATGACGTGCGCGTGCCTCGGCGGCAACGGCTACTCTCGCATTTACCGCGACACCTTTGGCCAAGTCACCGAGCTCGAGCCGCTCAAGGCCTCCGATGTGACCGTGCTCCGCCGCGCCGATCGCTCGCTCGCCTACCGCGTG